GTCGAATAAAGTTATTGAGATGCGAGATTCATTTCTAAACGATATGTTAGATACTGGAACCAAATTACAAAAAATGCAACAGGCTGTTGGTATCTTAGAAAAAAGAGATGATTTTATCACAGGTAATGAAAAAGCCTTAAAGTCTATGACTATACTTAAGGAAGAAATTGCTCGTTTAATGCAAAATGGTGCTACATCTCCTATAATTACCCAGATCGACGGGAACAGAACTAACGTAAATAATACTAACGTCAGTGTAGCTCCCGTCAGTCCTGTAGATGGTACTACAGTTGGAGTACTAGACTAAATTAATCTTCATTAACTAGACTTGCAAAGTATTCCATAGTGTTATCTTCATCAACCTCAGCAGAAGCTGTTGCTACAGTATCAAATGCTACTGGCGCTGAGGCTTTCTCCATAGCAGGTGGTGTCTCTTCACCTAACTGTTGTTGTTGATGCATAGTTGGTGAAGGTTTTGTGTGACCCAATACATTATACATCTTTGTTTCCAGTTCTGCATATGATTTGTATTTTGTAGGATCTATAAATTCACGCAAATCATAAAGATTGTTGTAAATAGTTTCAAGCTTTTCATCATCTTCTGACATAGGCTTTGGAGATGAAAACTCAGATTTATCATAATTACGATAACCTTCTACATCACGAATCTTCAATTTGAAGTCAGCACCTTCCCAGAAATCGAATGGGTTCATTGGTGTTTCATCAGCAAATTCTGGTTGCATAGCATCCATAATTTTATCAAAGATTTTCTTTCCATATTGGAACATGAAAGTTTTACCTTCATTATCTGGATTACCAGGATCAGCTACTACCATGATATTAGATACATGATGCAATCTGCGTTTCTGGCGTCTTGCAGTTTCTTTATCTGCTTCTATACCAGAGTTCCAAAGTTTACTGTTATGCTCACCAACAGGATCAGATTGATCGATAGACGTCAAAGACTTTTCGATATACCATTTACCAGTTGGACCTTTGAAGGCGTGATCCCAATACTTTGCCCATGGCAAGTCAGAGCCTTCGTTAGCTGGAAAAAATCGAATTATAGCATAGCCATTATTCTGTTTATCGACTGTGGGTTTCCACATCCGTTCGTCCACATAAGATTTTGATTGAGATTGAGATGCTTGGGCTGCGGCAGTGAGTCTATCGATAGTGCCACGTGACCGTTTTAGGTTTGCAAAAGACATATTTTTATTCTCCTATATATGCTGAAATATTGCTGTAGTATGTTTGTATAACTGTATTATATCATATTCTGTGATGTGTGTCAACTTATTTATAACTTTCCTTTGTAGAATTTCCACAAATTGTAATAATAATCGAAACATTTTGGATAGTTGTCTGGGTCTGGTAATACTCCTTTAAAGTGAGTTATGAATTCTTCTATTTCTTTATCGCTCATTTTAGTTCTCCGCTGGAGTGAATGGTATTCTTTTAAAAACTTCTAATACCCATTCGCTACGAATTTGCTCTGCGATTTCTTCAGTAAATTCATATTTGTCAACCAATGCTTTTGTATGATCTATATTAGTATATTTGTCAGGTCTTTTTAAGTCATCTAAAAACTGCATTATTTCAGGACTAATTTCCATTTTCTGCATTCCTTCTATAGTCACAGTACATGTCCCACACCAACCAAAAACCATATAAAAACATGATTGGACTTAGATTAACCATAGGCGGTAGAATCATTATCACACAAGGAAACATCACTAATGACATTAGTGCAATAGATATATAGTCATACCACCGTATCATCTTCAAATATCAACTCATTTTGTTTAGGTAAATAATTTAGCTTCATTGCTTCGGCTTCTATTTTTTCTTTTATTACGGGTGATATAAATTTCTTTACATCCTCTGGTTCTAAATTCGTTATTTTACATACTTCAACAACAGCATCTATCCAAGTGAGTTTTCGTTCAATTACTTGGCTTTCGATCAATTTGCTGAATTTTGCCCTATTCATAAAGTCTTTTTCTATCATTTATTTATAGCCCTTAAAATTATAGTATCTTTATTGATACGACCATTCGCACCATTTGTTTTAGTAGTAAGTTTTGCCCACTCTTTATTGATTTGCTTTGGAGTACTTTTAAGTACTAGAGGCAAAAACTCCTCAGCTTTTCTCAGCTTTGTGGAACGAGATTGGTCAGTATCGATACCTTGCAGTGTAGTACCCTTAACAGTAAAGCCACTGCGTTGTTCACAAACTAATTCAGTAAGAGATTTGTACTTAACATTAAATACAAACACCCGCATTGCACCAATAAGACTTGCTGGATTGATAGATGCAATTTTAAATTCACTAGAATCTTTCAAGAATTGCACTTTCTCTACCTGCTTGTCAGCAGTGTGAACTTTTGGCTTCCTAGACTTTCTAGTAGCTTTCTTGGCAGTCATAAACTTTTCAGCATCGGAAACAATCTGTTCTATGAATTTTTTGAAATGTTTCCTTGAGCGAACCGTCATATGTGAATATGCTTCAACTAAATCCTCAGTCTTATCTTCAATCAACTCTCGCAATTCTTCAACTTGAGGTGTGTAATAGTCAAACACTGCTTTAGCTGTATTATATGGAGCATCTATTTTTTTCAATTCATCATATACAGAATATGATTTATCATCAATCATACTATCCCAAGAGTCGATATTGCATTCTATTTCACCGATAAAATCACTTGTACGCTCTTGTACAATTTCTTGAATACTTTTACGAACGGCAACACCCTCTGTTGGCTCTTTAGCTTTTTCTGCTTGTCTTGTTTTGCCTCGCTGTAGCAATTCGCCAATATGCTTTTCAAAGACTTTATCAACATTCCACCAAGTAGGGAACTCTCTACCAGATTCTTTCCAAGCAATGGTTGATGCTAAAAGAGGAACAGAAACAAATGCCCAATCAGGAGCATCGGCTGCTATTTTGTAATCTTCTTTCGGCAATTCAACTTTCAGGTAACTTTTGATCTTAGAAATAAGTTCTTTCTTATCTAGATCAACCCTAACGTAATCATTAAAATTACGAAACGAGTCTGTCGGAGCTGCCGAAAACCCTGTTTTGGCTTTACGAGCAAATGTTTTTTTCTTATGAGCCATGCGAATCACTTTCTGTTGTGTATACTATAATTTAACATAGTCCAATGTATTTGTCAACCTTTAACTTTATCCTCAATCTTAATCAACTCTATTTCACCATCATCGTCATGTTTAAAATAAAGATAACCTTCGTCACATAGTTTATCCACTGTTTTTTCTACAGCTTCAGAGATTGTTTCCTCATGTAAATCTTTAAATTCCTCTTTGATACCTAGTTTAATTGTTCGCCTACCGTAATAATACGATAGGCACATAGCTAATGTGAATACAAAGCTAATTACATATTGATCAACTAAAATCAATTATGGCGACCTCCTGAAGCTAAAAGATTAAATTCGATTAGTGTTGATGGTTTGAACGCTCTCCATCCATTAGCATCTGTACACCAAACTGAAATACGGTCAACATCATCCATTTCTTTCATTTTACTAGCATCTTGATCTGGCATATGCTCTTTCATTAGTGTGCAGGGCATTACACGCTTATCACCGTTTACTTTTGTAAAAGTGACTTCATAAATGCCTGTTTTTAGTTGTTCAATTAGTTCTGGTTTAGTTAGCATAATCTATCTCCTGTTATGTATTTTAGATTATACTACATTTTTTCAACAAAGTCAAGTGGTTGTTTTGATAATTTTATTCTATCTTTAGAATTACTATCATTGTTCGACAATCTTTCTAAAATATTAATTCTTTTTTCTAGTTCACTAATTTTATTAGCAATTTTTGGATTAACTTTTTTCCAAGCATCTGGATCTTGATTGAACCAAGTCCAACCATATTTATCTCTTAACCAGTCACAACACTGATCAAATTTGGAATAGCCCCACAGACCTACTCTTGTATCTTTTAGATATGCTAAACATGCTGCTCCAAGCAATGCACCTGCTATACTGGTATATATCCATAGATAATTCAATTTTTCCACAGCTCCTTATCAACCGCCATTTTAAGATAATAGACTCCAGTTGTACCACCTGTTCCTCGCTTATTTCCTATAATACGTTCTACAGTTTTCATATGATTAAATTGCCATTTCTTGAAAATATTTTCCACATCAATTAAATCTTCTCTAGGAAACAAACCCTTATTTGGCAATTCTTTTAATAATTCTTCTACTTTTAAATATTGTTCTGATTGTTTGCCAGAAGCAGAACCTAATTCATTTCTAAATGAATCATAATCATCTGGTGTCATTGTTGCTATAATATTCCATAACGTATCCAAATGCTCAAATATTTTCACAATTCTCTTTAAATTTATATCAGGACATACAGGATCACCATAGATGCTAATATCAGACTCCACACTTAATTCGTGAATTAATACTTTAAACCACAACTCGGTTGATTGATGTGCGACAATAAACATTAACTCCGAATGTTTTTGTGTTAATGTAGTTTGATTGTCTAATATATAATCTAAATTTAAATAATCATTATAATTCATTATCAGTCTATTTTCTTTAGCTTATTTGAATATTCACCAATGCTATGATCATATATTCCGTCAAATAATTGAAACTTTTTCAATGCAGCTTTGTGACCTCTAACCCAATCTTTTACTTTTTGCCAGAAAGTTAGTTGTCTAATATTGCCGTAGTGATTGATATATCTTAATGTTCCATGATGCCGATATCCAAGTAGTGCAAATGGTACAGAAGGTACAACATCGTTATTATTTTTGAACCTATAATGCTCAACATCCATGCCATCGCAAAACTCTTTACCGCCAACTCTAGGTGATCCATATGTAAATAGTATTGGTGTCTTTTCTTCTAGTCTAGATGCACATAATGTAGCCATAGCTCCTCCAAGTGAGTGTCCAGTGATCCACAGTTGTTTTCCCTTACTCTTTTGAAGTAATGCTTCAATGTCAGACCACAGCTTTCTTAGTTCTAGTTTGAAACCCATGTGCACCATGCCTTCAGTTTTTGATTTTCTTTTGAACGCAAGTAGGTCAGCCTTTACGTCTGAAAATTCTTTTGGCTCTGTTCCTCTAAATGCAACTACAATATTATCTTTATCTGAAAAGATATGGCATTGTGCACCATCATTTTCTAAGAATTTATATGATTTGAATCCTAATTTATTTAACTCACGTTTAGCCCTGGTGCCATCATGATACGCAAGTGCTGATACTTCAGCAAAAAAATAACTCAAGAGGTATGGATGTTCCCAATGTAGGGTTTCACAATTTTCAAAGAATTTTCTGGTCATATCGTGCCTGTCATTTTTCTGCCGCCATTGTTATAAACTCCGGTCTGGAGTCGTTCGATTAGTTCCGATTTACTTAGCATGTGAACCCTTTCAAATTGCTATACGAATCATTATAGTTGATTTTTAAGGTAAAGTCGAGAATTATTTCCAAGGATCACCAGAAAATTTTAATGATGATGCAAGTTTTTGGGACTCCCACTTGGCTCGCATTTTCATTATTCTGTGCTGACCTGCTGAGATACCTACAGCATCATTGCCTTCTCTTGATAAGACAATATCATTAGTCGCGAGGTATGTCATTTTGCTATTAGATAAGGGATCTTCTACTTTTGCACCGACGCGCATACCAGTGATTTTTACATACCGAGGATACGTTTCATTTGCATCCATCCAATCATCTAAAACAAAACTTAACAAATCCTCTTGATTCATTTTAGATAATTTAGTGTAGAGTTTTTCTCGGATTTCATTTAAAACTTTTTTACTATAGTGATCAATGCTATTCACTATCGCAAATGAAAGTTGACCACGCATCATAATTTCTTTTCGATCTTTTGTTTTCACTGGCAGCGATTTATTGTTCCTAAGCAATTCCTCTATACCCGCTTTGACACACTCTTTAAAACTAAGACCCAATCTCTTTTGTATAGTTCCTGCTCCGGGATTTTTAAATCCAATATCACCCATGCGTTTTGTAGATTTAGCAGATAGCCCTAGAAATTCGCCACCTCTAAATTTAACTAATATGTCAGTTGGATTCTTTTTACTGTCAACAGGTCTACCAACAGCTTCGGCTAAAACTCCAGGTCTTGCTGTCCACCAGACTTTCTCTATTATTCCGGTGTAGCCATTCGATTTTGACCACTTGAGAATTTTTTTGGACATTGCTTCCGCTTTAGCTGTCTGATCGTCATACACTGCTTGACCAACTTTAGCTAATTTTGTTTTGAGTTGTTTTTTAGCTTCGGTGCTAGATTTAAACTTAGCCCAATTATCGCTCAGATACCAGCCTAGCTGTATTTCGTTTATGTCAG